CTCGAGCTTAACACTCTCGAAAAACCGTATCCATTAGCGAATGCTGATGCATTGGCTGACGCTACATTTAGTGTGGTGAACGCCGCAGTTATGGAGATAACTGGAAAGAGTCCCTCAAATATTATTACCTACAAGGAGATTTTAAAACTTATAGTTTTTAAAGATCTCAGGAAGAAAATATTTGGAAAAGTGTATGAGTCTTTTAAGACTCTAGCCGGAATCTATCATCTTTATGGATTAGATAGACCTACGGTCGGTGTGATGGCCTCAAATACATCAAAGAAGAGTCGAGAGGTGGAATACAACAGTAACTATTATAAGTCCATCAACTCCTCTATTGCTCGTTGCCTTTTCTACCTGATAAAGACTGATCAGTCTCAGTGGATAGGTTATCTAAAACATATAACTCTTGATTTTTATGCATTCTATGAAACAGAAGAAACAGATCTAATGCCTCAAAATAGAAATCTTGATGAAACCCATAAGAGTGAGGTCCTGTTTGGAGGTTGTTTCGATTCCTTTAAGTTTTTCTTAAAGAAGAAACATCCAAAAGACTTCTCAAGCTTCATTCTGACTGTAAATAATGCAAAAATGGGTTTGCCTCGTCCAACTAAAGATATAGTGAAAGCGAAAACTTACGAAGCTGCAATTCATCTAACTTCTCCACCACGCCCTTTACCCCAAGAGGAAAGAGTTTGGCACAGAGATTACAATGGAGAGATTCGAGTTGACACTCTTAATAAAGCTTTCATTATAAAAGAACTAAAGAGAACTGTTCGCGAAGTATTTGGTAAGACCAAATATCACAAAGCTGCTGATTTTATACAAGATCTTCAGTATGAACCATTCTGCCCTTCGACAAATGCCAACTACAATCGTGGTCGTGCAAGTGGAGGAGCTGTCAGTATGGTAAGTGAACTTATTAAGGAAAAAAATCTAAGTTCTGACGAGAGACTGATCGAATTCGAATCAGTGAGAGTTAATGCTTCTTCCATCATCATTGAGGAGTCATCTTTTCACGGAAAGGATGACGATTTTTTAATCAATGCTCTGATTGACGAAGAAGAAATTTTAGACGGAATAACCTACTCGGACGAGAAAATTCGGAACAAGTGGCGTGAGACCATGGATGCTATACATTTTAAAGCTCTTTCTGAACTCCCAATGGTTGAACCAGTGGGATTAGCAGAAGCCTTAAAAGTTAGAGTAATCTCTAAGGGTCCCTCTTATCTATATACTTATCTTAAACCTTTCCAAAAGTTTATGCATAGTAGATTAAGACGAATGAATGTTTTCCAGTTAATTGGTAAGCCAGTAACTGAAGAGATTATTAATAAAACATTCCCCGCTAAATATATTTGTCCTGAGTTCCAGTTCTTGAACGGTGACTACAAGCAATCAACAGACAACTTAAGAAGTTGGGTGTCAGAAGCACTTGCTACAGAGCTCTTAGAAGTTCTAGAAGAAAACAAAACCTCCGATTCGTACAAAATCGAATTGGACCTCCTAATACGGTCTTTAACTGGACATCTCTTCCATATGGAAGATGGATCGCTGAAAGCGCAATTAGAGGGTCAACTAATGGGTTCCATTTCCTCCTTTCCTTTCCTTTGCTTAGCTAACGCGGCATTGTGTAGGATTGCACTGGAGTGGACTTATGGCCGGAAGTTTTCCTTACAAGACTTACCATTACTTGTTAATGGGGATGACTGCACAATGGTGGCTCCTCGGAAAGATAAATCGTTTCAATGGTTTAACAACCTGAATATCAGAGATATCTGGACGAAAGTTACTGACTTTGCAGGTCTAACATCTTCACAAGGTAAAACAATCTTCTCCCTGCCACATAAACCAATAATCGTGATCAATTCAATGACCTTTGATTGGAATGGGATAAAGTGGGTAGAAAGAAAATACGTTCTCTTAGGTATTATGATGAATAAACCGAGAAGTGGCCTAACCGGCGAGTCAAGGGAAAGATCATATGGATCTCTCGGTGCTCTGCATAGAGAGTTGAAATCCAAGACACCTGACAACTTATGGAACGTTGTAAGTCATGAATTTATTAAAAGTGTGAGACCTATTTTAGATAGATGCCCTAATATTCCGTGGTATAGACCAGAATATTTGGGAGGACCAGGATTAGAACCTGAATATGTCCAGGGGGAACCTATGATAAGTAAATATGATTTAAAATTATTTACTTGGATGATTATGCTTTATGGTCGTCCTGGTATCCCACAACCTCAAAAAGCAAGGTCGCTTCATGAGTGGAATTTCCATGACTTAGTACAAAGAT